ATGAATGAGGTAAAGGTTCTGATCGTGGACGATGAAGAAGACATCGCCCAAGGATTCGAGCGTACGCTGAAAAGGGAAGGGTATCATGTAGAACAGGCCTACAGTGGCGAGGAAGCGTGGGAGAAATACCAACGACAGTATTTCGATGTGGTGCTGTCGGATTGGAAGATGGGCAAGATGAACGGCATGGATCTCTTGGAAAAGATCGATGGTAACGCGCCCCGCAGCCGGGTGATCATGATCACCGCCTTCGGCGATGAAGATTCCGCCATCGAGGCCCACCATCGCCATGCCTTCGACTACCTGAAAAAGCCGGTCGATAATGTCTGTGACTGAGAAAAGAAAAGGAAAAATTATGGGATAAGCCGGGATTTAACGGGATATAACGGGAAAAGACGCGGAAAGAGTTTCCGCGATTCGGAAGCCGTTTTTGCCGGTTATTTTATGTCGTTCTTACCCTCTCCAGCGCCCATTCGACGATGGCTACCGGCGTGTCCTCGATACCATTTTGTTCATCCTTATTCTTTATGCCGTAGACATGCTTGAAGTACTCGGCGCAATGCATTCCTTTGAAGAAAGTGTTTAGGCCGATTGCTGTCATGAGGATATCCAGGAACCCGTAGATTTTGCCGAATTTTTCCGTTGCCAGATGATCCTCTTTCTTTGCGTAGCCCACGTTCAAAGGTATCCAATACGCGCCATCATCCAAACGTCCCGACATCGGGCGCGGAGCAACCCCGCCAACCGGCCTGGCTTCCAGGAGGAACAGCCTGCCGCCTATCCATCTTGCCACGCCAACGTGGCTCCACCAGGAACCGGTGCGAAGGCAGATACCGATCGCGAATGGACGGTAGAGTATTCGCCAACTTTGCGCCTCATAGCAGATCATGTCTCCATCCTCGATTTCCCCGCGAAGCGCCGGATAACTCCCCTTGGTGAGTTTCTTTCCCGCGAGCCGTGGGTAACGCGTCTCGATAGGCTTTTTGATTTCTTGTATCAGTTCACGAATCATCGTTATCGTTATTTCCACGTAATTTTTCTCTTTCCGATGCGAGGTATTCCTCGAACGACATCGGCCAATCTTTCGATGTGTCGTACAATAATATCTTTTCCGTATCGGAACCAAAGCCCAGGATTCTTGCCTTATGCGCTCTGAATGCGGCGTATATTTCCCTTGTTCTTTGCGCTCCGCCCTCGTAAATCTCCTCTACATCTTCTTTTTTCAGTCTGGTGTCTTCCCCGAGCAGCGTGATCCAGTTCTCTTTTTGAAATTTATCTGCATGAATGGATTGCCGCATGGCTACGATTTGAGTAGAGGCTCTTTGGCTTGAAGAATGCCAGGTGCCAAAAGCCTCGAAACCACCTTTTTCGAGACGATGTTTCAATTGCGTCTTGATTTCGGCAAGTTTCGCTTGAAGAATGCGATGTCGGTTCGGCGCCCAACCGCCCTCTTCCTGGTTCCAGTCATGTAGCGGACTCGGCCTTTCTTTGTCCGTAACGCCATTGGGCAATGGGCCGATCTCCTTCATCTCGACGCTCGATCCGTCCATGGTCGAGTAAAGCTTCCTTCCCCGGTGATCTTCCTGTATTTCCGGCGAGCCATCCTGCAATATAACTGTCTCGAATTCGCCGACCTTCCCCCTCGGGATGGGTGGGACATTCGTTTGGTGCTCGTACTTAGCGATCCCGCCTCCCATGGGAAGTATGATCGCCTCCTCACGCAGGTACTTTCCCTTCCCGTCCAGGAGGTACTCAGAAGTTCCCGTGTCGATGACCCAATACATAATAATCCTCAAATGCAACAAAGGTGATAAGGGATGGCTGTATTATGCGGCCTCACCTCACTAGCTACGGGATGAACCCTAGAAGCATGGAAGTTTAGGTATCTTGAATTTGTGATATGTGAACCACTGGATCGATTCCCGTACCATAAATATTCCTGGACGGTGGAGAAGACGCCATCCGCATGGTAGAACGCGCTAGGATTGGAGTTGCCATCCCCAACCCCCATCGATCCATAGATTTCTCTAATCGCGTCGCCTTGCACGGAGCCCGCGCTCCTTCCGGGGTCCACCCCACCTCCCGGCCATGTTCTACGGAAATACCCTTGAAGATTCGGCGTTCTGAACGTGCCGTCTCCATTATCCGCGAAACGCACTTTCCCAACAGACCATGTGTTCAACGACTCCAAGAGCAGGTGGTGCCGAGCGTAGTTCCACAGCGCTGAAAATGTGCTTTGGGAAAGATTCGTCGCACCGATCAAGACCCATCCAGGAGGTGAAGTTGACGCGCTTATCTCCGAGAAGGAACCCAGGAACGGGCTTGCGTACCCCTGGAACGATGCCCCGTTATTATCGAACACAGTCCAGAACATCACCGTCCTAAAGTCTTCCACGAGGATCGGCCCAACATCCTCGTCCGGTATTGGCTGCCCGGCTGGTATGTACGAAACGACTCGCGCTGTCTTGGCGACGTAGATGGCGTCATGAAGATGATCCCCTCGCGCCACCTGATCCGCCCCCGTCCCCACGTCACCCTTCCCGTCCAAGACCTCGAAGGTCACGTTTTCGGCGGCGGTGGCGGCAGATGCGGCGGCGGCGGTGGCGGATGTGGCGGCGTTGGTCTCGGACGTTGCGGCATTGGCAGCCGATGCCCCCGCATTGGACGCGGAGGTCGCGGCATTGGCAGCCGATGCCGCCGCATTGGTCTCGGATGTGCTCGCGGCGTTCCTGGCCGCTTCTGCGGCGGTGGCGTGGGTCAGCGCCGTCGCGACGGATGAATCCGGGTCCGTCGTGGTCGCCATGGGCTTGCCGTCCCCGTCGAATTTGAGCCCCTTACCCTTCCTGGCGTCCTTGTGGGGGAGTATCAGCGCCGCGCTCTCGTGCTCCGGGGCCAGGATCGCCCGCCCGGTTTCCGCCCGGTTTTGCTTGGCCAGAATAACCATCCGGTCGAGGCTCGTCTCTATACCTTCCGAGGGAAAGGTTCCTTTATTGATGAGATCCAGACCCTGGATGGGCGAAACGTCCTGCTTGATGACAAGGATCGTCCCGCTCGCCGGGGCGGTATTCATCGTGATATTGCCGCCTGTGCTCCATGGGCCATCGGACACGGTGTAATGGGTGTCGATGGTCTGTAGGGCCTCGCTCTTGTCGGCGGCGACGAGCACCACGCGCGCCTGGTTCCTGTCGTAGATACGGAACGTGAACGGGAAGGAGACGGTCGCGCCGTCCCCGGCGTAATCGTGTCGGGTATGCGCCAGGCTGTATGTCATCGGATGGCCTCGGAGGGTCGGAGGATATAACGGTGGTGACGGCTGCGGGTCCTTCTTTCCATGCGTCGTAGATAGCCCGGATTCAATAGTTCCTGCATTCGATAGACCAGGAGGTAATCCAGCGCCGCCTTCGTGTAGAAGAGGTTATTACCGGGCAGGTTGGATACCAGGGTGCGAAAGGCGAGCGGCGCGGCGTCATCCGCCCGCCTGATCGCCCCGTAGATGCGCGAGAGATCGTCCAGCGTCCCGGAAGATGGCCCGTGCACGCGGGACATGATGCCCCGTCCGTAGCCGTAATTGGCGAAAAGAAAGTCCCCGTACAGGCCCGCGCCGCCGCCCTTGGTGAAGGCTGCGCCCCAGGTGGCGGGCATCGAAGGATCGCGGGGCGTCTTGCCGCGCGAGATATCCTGGGCCGTCAGCCCCAGGTACCCGAACACCGTCATCATGGGAATGAGGTGCAAGAGCCCGGTGGTGTTTTCCCGCCAGCCCCCCGCGCGCCCCACCCTCGGCAGTATCTTGCTGATCATGGTGATGGGGAAGGCCTTGAACTGCATCATGAAGCGGATGGCATCCCCCGCCAGCGTCCCGGATTGCGTCCCCATGTGCATGAAGGCCCGCTCGCGGGCGCCGGGCGTCGGCACGGCGGCGTCCACGCTCTCGACGAGATAGGCCTGAAAACGCGTTTCCAGGTCATCGCGCAATCGCGCGAGGCTCCGCGCGTCCGCTGGCGTGTCGGGCTCCGGGAGCCTGGCCTTCGGATTCCCGGTGAGTTTCAGGTTGTCCCGGTAGGTGCGAAGGTCCGCGTCGGAGACCCGGCGCGCCTGTTCCGGGACCAGGTAGTCGAGCCCGTTCGCCCGTTGCATGGGGACGGATCGCACGAGATCCCATTCATCCGGCCCGATCTTGTAGTGGCCAAGTTCCCGCCGCAGCCCCTTCGGGAGCGTGGAAAAGCCGTCATTCGCCACTTGCGCCAGTTGCCGGGAGAACATCATCCCCATGCCGGTCTTGTGGGCGTCGGTCCAGGGTCCCAGGAGATTCAGCTTGAAGAACGTATGCATCGCCCGAGAGGTGAATCCGGGCAGCCCATCCACGGAATCGAAACGGGCGATCACATCCCCCACGAAGCCGTCGTATCCGACCCCGATAAGCTCCGCGATGCGCCGCCCCTCTTCGTTGCCGCGATAGCGGACGAGATCCCGTAGGGCGGTGGCGTATCCGCGCAGGTGGCTCGCGCCGTGCAGCTTGGCCGCCGCCGCCATCACCGGCACGTCCGCCACGGCGGAAAGCACCGCCGATCCCATCTTGGAAACGGACTGCAGGGCGCGGAGACTTTGCCCGATCCGCGCCATGGTCAGGGCCTGGGGGATGCGCGTCGCGCCATCCAGTTCCATGAAATACCAGTCGAGGGTCTGGGCGCGGAGCGTCCCCTTAAGGCCCTTGGTCTTCTTTGGGTCGCCGCGATGCTGCGCCTGGAGCCTTTTTAGCACCAGATCGAACATGGCCCGTGGGTTGGTGCCGAAGGTCTCCATCAGCGCCGTATTGGAGGCCGCGTATTGCAGCCCGTTGATGGCGGATTCCATCAGGTCGCGGCTGCCATACTGGAGGTGATAATCGTACCAGTCATCCGCGCTCTTGAAGTGTAGGACGCGTTGCTCGGATAGGCGCCGGGCGAGGTTGCCGGGGCCGCGAAAGGCCGTCAGCGCGTCGATGCCCTCCGCGCCCCGGTGCCGCAGATGGATGCCGGACGCCAGGGCCTCGTAGGCGCTTTCCAGATATTTCGCGGGGTCCGCGTCGCCAAAGGTGCGCTGCGCGTCCAGTCGGGGCAGGGTGTCCGCCATCCAGCGCGCCATGCCCGCCTTTCTTATCTTCACCATGTCGTGACGCTGGCGCACGATATAGCCCGGCATCTCTCGGATGGCGGCCCCGGCCCGGTTCTGGCGCGCCAGGGCGGCGCCCTGCCATTTGTGGATGACGCGGGCGATCTCCTGGGCGTCCCGGCTGCCGGTGATGCCGGGTTTCCCCGTCTTGTCCGGGCGTATTTCCCAAAGTTCCCTGGCAATGAGTCGGTTGAATTCCTTGTCGCGCTGCCCGAGTTTCGGCAGCACCCTGGCCGCCTCCAGGTCCGCCAGCAGCCCGCCCACGTAATTGGATCGCAGCGCCTTGGACCGCGCGTCCACGGATAGGCCCATCTTGCCCCGCTCCCCCGCCAGCAAGGCGGCCATGCCTTTCCCCGGATCGTCGTATTCCGCGATCCGCGCCAGGATGCCCTCTCTCGCCTGGATGTTCAGCAGCGTGTTGCGCCTTTCCAGGGTCGCCGCCGTCGCCATGTCTCGCGCTACATCGTCCATGTCCTTCATGACCATGTCATCCGCGTTATCCAGGGCCGATTGCGACTTTCGGCGTAGGGCGGCGGCGCGGGCCAGATCGATGATCTCCTCGATATCCTTTGCCTCCAGCTTACCCGCCATGGCCATGCGCACGGCGTCGAAGCAGGCGGAACGGGCGGGTTTCGTCTTCGTCTGCGTCTGCGTCATGGCATCCTCCCCGTCGCGCAGCGCGCCGCGAGGCGCAGGGCCTCGCCGTAATGGGTGGTCCTTTCGACGAATGCATCGGCCTCGCGCAGGGTCCGCGCATCCTCCGGGTCCAGCCGCCCCATTATCTCCCTCTTCAGGTCGTCTCCCTCTTCCCGCGCGTCCCGCGCCATCGGGTCTTCGGCGCGCTTCGTGTCGGGCGCGCCATTTCGGGGCGTTTCGCCCTCGGGTATTTCGTTGCGCGCCGTATCTGGCGCCCTGTCACGGGGAATTTCGCCCCTGGGAATTTCGCCCCTGGGAATTTCGCCTTCCGGTCGCGTCCGGGCGATCATGTCGGTGTCCGCGTCCATTCGGCGCCCTTCGGCCACGTCCTGCACCGCCGCGCGGAAATGCTGCCCGCGCAGCCGGGGGGCGATGGCGCGCCCGGCGTCCAGGAGCGCGCCGCCGCCCGCCCGCAGCGCCCCGCCGAACGCGGCGCCGAAGGCGATGTTTTGCAGGGAATCCAGGGCCGTGTAATCGGCCTGCTCCAGTTCCGCCGCCCGCAGCACCAGCGGCTCCGTGAGGGCCATGAAGGTGGCGCCTTCGGCGGCCCCCCGCGTAGTCCTGGCAAGGGGCTTGCCCATGCCCGCCATCATCCGCGCGTATCGAGCCTCCCGCACGACGGGCATGAACATCATGGTGAGGTTCACAGGGTCCAGCAGGGCGCCCGTCAGGGCGCCGGAAAGCCGCGTCGCCCCGCCCCAAAATCCACCCGGCCCCCGGCGTAGGATATCCCGGCGCCGCGCCTCTTCCTTCCGTGCGTCATGCACCAGGGCCGCGTAGGGTTCGGTCACCATCCGTTCTCCGCTCGGGCTGGGGTCGGAGAGTTCCTCCCAGGAGATATCCTCCCGGTAGTGGCGGCTCGCCTTCCATGCCTCCTCTGTCAATCGTTTGGGAGGCGGGCGGAAAAGAATATGCACATCCTCTATCTCGAACCCGAACTGCCCCGCACCCATGGGCGCGGGTTTTCCGGTTCTCGCCCTTATGGCCGCCCGTGTGCGGCTATCGGTGGTAAGGGGCCCTTCCCGCAGGGCGGCCTTTGCCGCCTCCTGGAAATATCTTCCGGGCCCGACGCGCAGCCGGTCGTATCCCGCGCGATGCAGGGATGCGTCGTGTTCGATCGTGGGGGTGGTGATCATCGGGGGTTATTCGTCCTGGGCCTTGCAGTCGATCAACAGGTTGCGATCAACGGGTTCCGGGCGATTTTTCCATACGCCTCGGTAACCGAAGGGTTATCCAGCAGGAAGGCATGGATGCCGCTCGCCAGGCGATGGAGCATTTTCTCCTTCAGTTGGAAATGCAGGGCGAATTCCAGCCCGTGGAACACCTCGTGCAGCAGCACATGGAGTTCCGCCTCCGTTCCCATACCCGCCTGGAGGGTAATCCCGCGCGTCATGTTATCGATCTGCCCCATGATGTTGTCGCGCGCTATATCACGGCGCGCGACGGCGTATTCGCTCCCCAGGATGCGGATGGTGTAATTGCCCATTGCGCCCTCCCGTTTCGGTTTCATGGGCGTGGCGCAAGCGTCCCCGTCTGCATTATCTTCGTCCACGGTATCGCGGATTTTTTTGAACATCTCTTTTGGGCAGGCATAATGATATCCCGGCGCGCTACGCACGATGTAATCTCCCCGGCGCGCTGTCGTAATCTCACCCTGGTCCGAAACCTTCAGCACGATCCCGTGCTCTTCGTCTTTCTCCCACAGGATATTTGCCGAAGGGAAATATTTACAGATGAATTCGTCGGCATCCTTCGGGGTGTTTCCCAACCATTGGCGGGCAGCCGCAGCGCGGTCTTTGATGTTCTTCATTCGCGTGTCTTCTTTTTCCGTATTCGTAGGTCGGGTTAGGCAGCCGCCGTAACCCGACGTTAGGGGCCGTAGGGTGGATAAGCTCCGCGCATCCACCATCTGGCGATTCGTTGGCTATAGATTCAACAGCGCCTGCCGATGCGTGGGCAGGATATCCGACAGGGTCGTGGATACGCCATTGGGCGTTTCCACGGTGACCCGCAGGAGGCACCGATTGCCCCCTGGGATCTCCAGGATCTCGGTCTTTTCCAGCCAGCCCGCCTCGGCGTTCTCGCGTAGATTGAGTAGCTTCCAGGGGTCGACGCCCTCCGTTCGCGTGGCGGGATGGGAAAGGGAGGCCGGATCGATCGTTTCCTGCCCCTTTATCCAGGCCGCGATGAGCGCAGAGAGATCGGGGTTGGCGTCGGTTTTTTCGTCTTTCATGTTCTCGGTCTTTGGTGTCGGCATGATTTTCTCCTTCATGCATTAGGTTGCGATGTGGGTTGTTATGGATCGGATGATTGGAAGGGGACCGTGAGCTTCTCCCCTTTTTCGTTGGTGACGGGGTTGCCGAGGGGGTCGAGCAGCAGGAGCCCCGATTCATCCTCGTTCGTCAGCCAGCGCGGATCTTCCTGGATGGCGGAAAGATATTCCGCCCGCCATTGCCCTCGGGTGGTGTCGTCGTAGGCGGAACCGGGTATCAGCGGCCCGAATGCATCCAGCCCCGCCAGGGCCTCTTCCATCTCGGCCCGCAGGAGATACCCGTTCAGGGTCTTCGGGTAGCGGTAGCCATCCTCGAATTCGTAGCGCGCGCCGATGAGATCCTCGTAGGCCCTTTCCGCCGCCGCCGAGGGGTCCATGGAAAGGGCGTATTGGGCCGCGAGGGTAGTCATCGCCCCCTCGACGCGGGTCAGGGTCCCGGCGCCCGAGGATAGCTCCCGGCCCTCCGGTCCGAGGATGGAGAGGGTCTCTCGAAAGTCTTCGAGTTCGTCCCGGATCACCGCTCGGATGGCCGTCTTTCCGCCCTCGGGCAGCGCGGCCAGGAGGTCCTTGCGGTTGTGCGCGGCAATCGTCATGCTTTTGCGCGTCGCCGGATCATCGGTCCAGGTGACGGCCTCCATCTCCGGGGGCAGTCCCGCCGCCACCAGGGATTGCATGACGCTCCCGAAATGTTTCCCGAAGGCCTGCTGCATTCCGGAAAGGCGATTGGCCCCCTCGGAGTACCCTTGCGCCAGGAGATCCATTACCCGTTGCCGGGCCGCGCCCTGGGAAAATAGTCTGCGCTCCGACGCCGGGATGCCGAGGTGTTCCTGTTCGGCCAGGAAGGAGACGGCCCCCTGGCGGATCGCGTCGATTTTGCCGCTCTCCATCGCCTGGGAAAAGGCCCGTCCGCCCGGGGTGTCGGCGGCGTAGGCAGCCGGATCCGTCTCCATCTCCTTGATCTGCCCGAGCCTTGCGCGTACGGCTGCCTGGAATTGCGTGAAATCGCCCGCCCGCCATTGGGTCAGGAGCGCATCGACCTCCTCGGGGCTCGCCGCGCGCATCCGCCGGGTCCGCGCGAAGCGCTCCATGGCGCGGGATTGCGCCCGTGCGAAGAGGGCCGCGTCCTTCTTCCCCAGGGTCTCCAGGCCTTGCCTGTCGAGCCGGGATTCCCCGGTGTGTTCGATACGGGCGAGATCGGACTCCATGGCGTCCCGCAGGACGGCGCGGGTAAGGGCGTCCATTCGCCCGGCCTCCCTTTCCCGTTGGCCGATTGCCGTTCTCGCTTGCCGAATGCGGATGGCGCGCGTCCCCTCGTCCATGCCGGAAAAGTTCTCCGGGCGCGAGAGTTCCGCCAGGGCGCGCGCCGGATCATCCGTGATGGCGCGGGCCGAGTAGTCAGACCATAGATTGGAAAGCCATTTTTGCCGCATCTTGGCGGCTTGTTGCGCGGAAAGGGCGCCGCTCGCCGAAAGCTCCGCGATGGCGGCGCCCGCCGCCGCCACATAGCCCTGTCGCTCGTCCTCGTCCCCGGTCTCGATGGCGAGTTTCGTAAGGTTCCCGAGCCCTTCCATCAGGCTCGCCCGCGCCTCGTCCGTGCGCTGGCGTCTCGCCTGGGAGCGGGCGCGGATGGTCTCGTCGCCATGGAGCAGGGTGAGGGATTGGGATAAGGCGCCTCGGATCTCGGTATCCCGGATCTCGGCAAGCCCCGCCAGCCGCTCCTTGTGTAGCGCCGCCAAGTCCTGCTCCAGTGTGGCGTGGGCGCCGGTGGTTTCCCTTTCCCGCAGGAATGCATCCGTTTCCAGCTTGGCTTCGGTGATCCTTTTCGCGCTCTCGGCGGAAAGCTCCAGCTCCCGTTGCCGCGCTTCCCATGCGCTGGCCGCGCGCATCGTCACCCGCCCGAGATCGGATAGGGCCCGTCCCGCGCCCGCCGCCGAACCCATGTCGCGCGGCGCGAGGCCGGTGCTGGCGGGGAGCCCGTGTCGTTCCTGGGGGATCTGGATTCTCATTGCCGTATCCTGTTCATGCCGTAGGTCAGGAAGCTGTCGCCCGCCTTCACGGCCGCGCCCGTCATTTGGCCCGTCCCCTGGGTGCGATAATTCGCCGCATTCGCCTCGCCCCGCCAGGCGGATATATTCGCCCCCGCCTCCAGGGAGAGGGCGTCTTCCTCGCCGATGCGCGTAATCTCTTCATCTTATGGTTATGGTAGTGGATGCGCGGCGCGATCCACCCTGCGATTACTTGTAATTCGTAATTCGTAATTCATATCCCTTTATTCCCCGAAAAACGCATACAACACATGGGCCTCGCCATTGGGCGCGTATCGCGCCAGGACGCACTCCTCCCGGAACCCAATCATCCGAAGCCAGCGCCGGGCGGCGGCGTTCCGCGCGTGGCAGGTGGTCTGTATGCGCCGGTATTGGCCTGCCGAAAAGATCCCATGGAGATAAAAGACAATGCTCCGGTGGAAGGCCGGGGCGCGGCGCCGGGGGCGCGCCGCGTCCACGAAGGCCCAGGCGACGCCGACCCCGCGCCAGAGGGGGGTAACGCCCGCGCAGCAAAGTATCTCTTCGCCATCTTTCATCGTCAGCCCGCCGTTTTTCAGCGTCATCGAATACGCGGCCAATCCCGCTGGGGATAGGCCATGGGTCTCTTCTCGTATCCGCAGGGCGGAAAGATGTTCCGGTTCGAAGTCGATGACATGCATCGCGTGGTTACGCCATCTTTACCTTGCCGAAGATGCTCTGCACCGTCATGGGCAGGGGCCCCGTCTGTTGGATGGTGACGGTCCCCTCGTCGTCCCAGCCGAGATCGTCGATCTCCTTATCGCCGCTGAAGGGGGGAATCGCCTGATCCATATTGTCGCCGGGGGTTCGGTACAAGATCTCCTGCCCGTTGACTGTCCCGCCCATGGATTCCAGTAGTCGGACGGAAATGTCCCGCCAGGATTTCCGGGCGCCCTGGGCGGTGCCCGCCTTGGTCTGGATCTCCAGGGGCAGCGTCTCGATGATCGATTCGTAGCCGAGCCCGATGTGGCAGGTGGCAGCCGGGTGGTCCAGGGTAACGGCGCCGCCTTGTACCACCAGGGGTCGATGGGGGATGCCGTCCGCCAGGATGGAGACGGTCTGTCCCTCCAGGTGGGAGAGCCCGGAGAACGTGGCGCTGGCGTCCCCTGCGTAACTGAGCCCCGCGTCCACGTAGAAGGCGTTCTCGATGCCATCCCATTCGCCATCCTCCAGGTATTCCAGCGCGCGTATCGTTTGCCCCTCGAATTCGCGCCGGGTGGCCAGGTACAGCCGATCCGAGCGCCCGAAGGGGGTGGTGGTCATGGATTCCACTCGGCCATCCCCGCCCAGGGGGTGGTCGTGCCAGGCCAGGACGTCCTGCTCCGGTTCGTAGGTCAGGGCGCGCAGCCGTCCGTCTTCGTCATGCAGCCAGAGGGTCGGCGTCGGCTTGGCGGCGAGCGCCAGGCCCGCGACGCCCGTCCGGAGAAGGTGCTCTCCCCACAGGCTGATGTCCGGCCCTCGGTAGCCGTCGATATTGGCGTAGTCGTAGGCGAATGCCCGTAGCTGTCGCGTCGAGCGGTCCACGAACAGGATCTGGTTGTTGTACTGGACGGGCGAGACCCGGCTGGAGCCATGGGAGGTATGCCGGGAAACATCGATATTGGTGGCCGTGATGAGCCCGTCATCGCCGGTGATGACCTGTTCGTTGCCGAGGGTTCCGAGCGCGAGATCCCGCCCGCTCGCAAGCCACAGGATGGGGTTTTGCTCCAGCAGCGTGAAGATCAGGGCCTTTTCGTCCTCGGCGCCCGTGGTCATGTCGAAGGGCGCCTTGGACTGGGAGGCCCATAGCGTGCGCGGCCTTTGCCCCGCGCCGCCGAACCATAGCCGCCCCTTGTGGAAGCGGACCGCGCGCGGGTAGTGCCCCGCGCCCGTGAAGGGGTCGCTCGCAGGGCGGTAGGGGGTCAGGGACCAGGAGGCGTGTCCATGGCGCCCCAGCTTGCGGGGCTTGTAGTCCCGGTGGGCGATGAAGGTGATATCCTCGCTGGCGTCGTGCTGTAGATCATGGGTATGGTCCTTCCCGAAGGGCGAACCCAGGATCAGCGCGCCGCTTGCGAGCCCCGCGCGCGAGACCTGGGGCGCCCCGGATTTCCAGGCGACGCGCAGATGGAATGTGGCGGCGGTGGGCGTGAAGGCGAGGGAATGATATCCGGTCTTCGCGCGAGACATCGAGGTATTCCGTCCCCCCGGCGCCCGCGCCGATGGTGACGGATACCTCGGCCAATCCTCCACTATCGACCATATCCAGTAGCAGGATGTGTTCCTTGCCCGCATCGGCGGTGGTGATAGCCTGGGAGATCGCGTGGCCGCTGGCGGTCATCATTATGGCGCCAGCGGACCAGATGGCGCCGGTCACCGTCCATCCCGAGGCGCCCCCGGAAAAATCCGGGTTGTTCACGGGGGCGCTGGCCGCCGCCGCGATGAGTCCGCCGCCATGGAGGATGCGTAGTTTCCTGTCCCCGAATTCGAACACGTATGCCTGATCCATATCGAACAGGAAATCCATCAGGCGCGAGGGATACGTATTGTCCAGGGCCATGGCGATATGCCGGGCGCCGGGCCTGCGCGCGGCGATGCCGGTAACATCCACCGTGAAATTCCTGATCTTCCGGCAACCGTTCGTCCGGCGCTTGGCGTCCACATGTCCGGCGAGCTTGGGCGTCTGTTCGCCGCCCGTGAAATTCGTCTGGATGGGGCGCAGCGTAAAGTGCGACATCGTTCGGCTCCTCATGGGGTTCTCGGGTCGGATCGGAGTTATTCCGCGTCCCATATGTCGGGGTAGTTTAGGGTATCCGGCGTCCCTTCCCTTGCCTCCGCGCCCATGGCCTCACTCAGGCTCTTCTCGAAATCCCGCTCCGCGCGCGCGTTCTGGCTCCCGGTCAGCGCGTAGGCAATCCGGTGCGCGAGGAGATTGGCGAGCGCCTCGGAAAAGAGCGGCGGGAAGAGGCTCGTGTCCGTGATGCGGGCGGTGTAGCGTATCCGGCAGGTCGCGGCGTTGCAGAGCAGGCGCCTCCCTTCCACCTGCCAGGGGTCATCGTAGTCGTATACCGCGCGCGCCCGCAGGCACCAGGGCGCGGCGGGCAGCGCGTAGGCATACCGGAACTCGAAGGCGGGTTCCGTCGCCTCGCGGGCCAGCCGGTCGCGGCGGGTGGCGAAGTTCCAGGGGTGCGTCTCCAGCAGGGCGTCCCGCGTCGGCGCGTAGTATTGCGCGCACAGCATTGCCCGGTTGCTGTCCTCGGCAAGAGAGCCGATACGCTTGTCGCCCAATAGCAGCAGGGCGCGATTACACAGATCCGTTTCGCTTTGCATCGTTCTCTTCCCGGGCCGTTTCCGGTTCGTGATTCGTAACTACTTATTCCGTTACCGAGAAAATCTTCGACAAAACGATCAAAAAAATCAGGAACTGTCATTTCGAGCGCAGCGAGAAATCTTTTGCTTTGATGGTGTTACGAATGCAGAAGATTTCTCGCTGCGCTCGAAATGACAAAAAATAACGCAATTGGGACTCTTTGGTTCCGGCTTGGCTGGGTTGGGTAATTCGTGATTCGTAATTACTTACCTGATTCGCAATTACCGAATCAATCATTCACGTAACAGCCCGCGTAGGGTGGATAAGCTCCGCGCATCCACCATTACCGGATCAATCGTTCACGTAACAGATGACGCCCGTCAGCGTGGCCCCATCCGGGATGGCCGCCCCCTGGCAGGTCGCCAGGATGATGACCCGGTCGCGCGAAGGCGCCAGCACGCTCGGGCCAGCGACCCCGGCGCCGATGCCCCCAAGGGACAATTGCGCCGCTGCCGAGACATCGATGCCATCGGCGATGGCGTCCGGGTCGGCGGGGACGGCATCCCCCTTGAAGTTCTCATGGGCCGCGTACCCCACGTCCAGGGTCGCGCCCGCGCCGAAGGCGGAGCATCGGATAACGGAAAGGTGGGAAAGGATTCGGACCCGACCCGCTGGCAACCGGATAAGCGCCACGGTGGAGCCCGCGTCCCCAGCGCCGTCTTGCGTAAACTCGAATACGGAGGCGCGAACCCGTCCGTTTTCCTCGGTGGTGTGGTTGAAGACAGGGGGAACCTTGTCTCCGTTGGCGATCTGGATGGATTTTTGCTGGGTAGTGGCCATGGTTTTTCCTTACGTTCTTGCGTTCTTCTGTCGGCGTGGCGTCGTCGCTTACGCCGGGCGCGTGCTGACGGGCTCCTTGCAGAGCACCTGCAACACATACTTGTCTTCCTTGCGCACGGCGCCGATCTCCATGTAGATCCGCGTGCGGAAGCTCTTTCCGGGGTCCGGGGCGATATTGACCTCGATGTTCCCCGGCTTGCCGAGCCCGAAGGCGCCCTCCAGGAAGGTGAACGCCTTGCGGTGGCCGTTCTCGTCCTTGTCGAGCTTCTGGCTGTGCAGGAAATGAAACCCCATGAAGTGGGCGATCTGCCCTTCGTAAAGGGTTCTGACGGCATTGGTATCCATGCTGCGCGCCTCCGCGATATTGAGCAGATCCGTGACCTGGGCGGCGCCGATGACGCAGAACCGCTTTCTTTCCGTCTCCACATCGTCCTCGGCGAGCCATTGGTTCATCAGGAGGAGCTTGTCGAGCGTCAATCCCTCATTGTTATGGGGGATGATCTGGCGGCTCGGGAACGGGGCCAGGATGTCGCCCTTTTCCCCTTCCCGCGCGGTGGCGAAGGCGGCCCGGATGATCTCGTCGTCCTTGCGTACATTGAAGCCATGGGTCGCCGCCACCGTGTAATGGTTGGCGGGATCGTGCAGCGTCTCCAGTTTTGCCTTCTTCGGAAGGAGGGTGCCCCATTCATAGGATTCGTAGCTGGACGCCCGGCGCCCGTGATCGAGTCCCATGTCCGGGCTGTCTTTCTTGTCCTGGGTCTTCTTTTGGGGCAGCGCCCGCCCGATGTTATCGAAGAACGTCAGGTCTCCAATCATATCGCCATCCTGGTCGCAGTAAGGGGAGAGTCGGGATTCCTTCTGCCCCACGGCGTAGCGAACATTCTCTCGAAAGGCCTTTACGCGCCAGGTCTCTATGCTGCCGGTTTGTTCTGCCATCTTTTGGTTCCTTCTTTTGTCAGTTAGTCGAAAAATCTTAAACAAAACGATCAAGAAATTTTTAACCTGTCATTTTTCGCTGCGCGAGAAATCTTATGCTTCGAAGATATTACGAATGCACAAGATCTCTCCCTCCGGTCGAGATGACATCTTTTTTATTTATTCATTTACCCGGAAAATCCTGAACAAAATGATCGAAAAATCAAAATCTCATCGAAGGATGATATTTTATCCGAGATTTTCGGTTCCGGATTTTCCGGGTTGGGTGATGAATTTTGGTTCCGGCTTGGTCGGATTAGGTCTATTGTGGTCTATCGATCGGGGGGCGCGAAATTCCGCCGTTTCCCGGTGTTTTCGGCGCGACCCCTGGCGTTCGGGTGTCTTGTCGCGCTCATAGCCTTTCGAAAGCTTTCGAAAGGCCCTCTGGGGCCTATTCCCCCGTGAGCATCTTCGTGTAGCGCTCGATCTCGCTTACCATGCGCCCGTGGGCCGGGTCGCGTGGATTCGCTGCGGCGGGACTGGCGCGCAGCTCCGATAATCTATCCTGGATCTCCACGGGCGTCATCGGCGCGTCCGGCCCCTTGCCCCGGAGGACGGGCGACTCCAGGGAGCGGCGCCCGGCCTCGTACAGGATGCGCGCGAGGGCCGGGTTGTTACCCATCTCGCCCTCCAGCATCTTCGCCTCTTCCGGTCGCGCGAACTCCCGGAGGGCGGCGCGCGCGATGCCGGTGTTGTGGTCGAAGGCCCCGCCCCATTCTTTTTTGAGCGTCGCCTCGGCATTTTCGAAGGCGGAAATGCGCGACTCGATGGCGTCGCCCTGGAGCCTTCCGTACCAATCCATGACGCCCTTGACCTGCGCCCCCGTGAGTCCCAGCCCGTGCCCCGCCGCCAGGAAGTCGCGCGTCACCTGCTTGTCGTAGGCGGCCTCGGCCTCGGTAAGTTGATAGTCGCCCGGAAGCGTCGGCGCGTCCCATTGGTACTCCTCCGGTGTTTCCGGGCGCCCCAGCTTGCGCCAGAGATCATTCATGGCCTCGGCGTCTCCGGTGTCCTCGGGCATCAGCAGGACGCCGGGAACCTCGGCAAGCTTCTCCTTGAATTCCGCGCGGACCTCGTCGGGCGCATCCTCGCCCGGGATCGGGATGCGCGCGGCCATGAGGCGGTTCGTTCCGATGTAGCCCTCGGCGAGGGCGCCGATATCCGCGATGTCGGAGAGCAGGGGGTCTTCGCGCAGCGTCTCGGGGATTTGCGTTCGCCAGTCGGAATCCGCGCCATGGGATCGATCCGTGGCTTGTTCCGGGTTGCCTTCCGGGATGTTCCCTTCCGGGGTGTTGGTTTCTTCAGTCATATTCTTCTTCCTCTTTTTTCTCGGTTAGTGGCGTCATCTCGATGATGCCCAGGATCTTTTGCGCCGCCATGCGCATCCCGAGCACCGCGTATTCCCGATAGGGATGTGGAATATCCGAAAGCTCCGGGGAGATCGGCTCCCCCAGGAGGAAGGATTGCCGGATATCTTCGGCAACCATCTCCCCCAGGGGGCCGGAAAAGCACCTTCGGTATGCTTCGATAATATCGTTCGTGTTGTCGCGTGGATTCATGCCGCCCCCGCTTCTTTCGCCGTCTTTTGGATGTTCGCCACCTGCTCGGCCTCCAGCAGCGCCCCTTGTTCGGCCTCGCGGCGCGCGCGCGCATCCCGGATCTCGGAAACCGCTTTCGGGTCGCGCAGGAGGCTGGCGGGCGCCCCCAGGCGAAGGGCGGCGGTGGTGAAGGCATTATCCGCGTCAAGGTTATCCAGCACACTGGCGTCCCCCGTCGCCTGGGCGATGGCGGCGCCCATCTCCAGGGTGTTTTGGATGGCGACGGGTTCCTGCATCCGGGTCGCCTGGGCGATGGGCCCCTGGTATTCCACCTCGATATCCAGCTCCCCGTTCTGGCGGGTGGCGTTCTCGGTTAGCGCCGGTGGAAGGGGGGGGAATGCCCCCGCCCGCAGCTTCATGGCGAACACCCGTAGCAGGATGTGGTTGAAAAGCTCCGGGACGAAGCGCGCCAGGACAGGCCCCAGCAGCCGCAGCATGATGCTGCGCCGGTATTCGACTTCCGTCGCCGTGCGTCCGGTCTTTTCATCCAGGCGCAGCTGATCCACCAGGTAGATGCGATAGATGATCTCTTTGTGTTTGCTTTCCATCAGTTCCTTGCCCTGCCAGTTGATGGCGGAAGGCAGGTAGTAAGGGCGCATGTTCCCGGCGCGGTGCGTATCGAGATGCAAGAGGGCGTTGGGCGCGGTGTTCACCTGCCCCACGATGCCGCGATGGGGCGTCACCAGCGGCGGGGCGAGATCCTTGGTGAAGGACCGCATGGCGATCTCTTCCGTCCTGTTCAGGGCCTTTTGATGGGGTAGCGCGAGCCAGCCGAGGCCCCGCCCCCACCCCTTGTCGTCGGAGAGCTTGCTCCAGCGCGCGACGGATACGGGCATCTCCCGGTAGCCGCCTTCCAGGACGCACCGCTTGTCTTCCTTGCAGACATACGTGCTCGATATGGGGAATCGGGCCGCGAAGGTCTTGCCGCTTTCCGGGTCCGGGTTGGGTTCGATGGCCTGGATGAAGGAAAATTCCCGCCGAATATCTGCCGGCTTGTCGGACGCCAGGGCCTTTTCCATCCGCTCTCCGAGGCCGAGGAATCCGGGTTTTTTTTCGAGCTTTTCAAGGGCCTGGCGCGCCGTCAGCTTGAGTTCGCGGTAGACGGTATCCACGCCCGCGTTCCCTTCGGTGAATACGTATCGCCGGGGTTCCCAGGTATCGAACCGGAAGCCGCCGAAATTTCCCAGGGGGTTCGGGGGGAGCCCCTCGGTGAAGAGGGCGGTGGTGCCGTATCCGATGGCGTCGGTAATGGCTGCCATGGCCTCTTCCTGAAAATTGCCATGTATCCCCGCCAGATCCTGCTCGATGCGCCGGGAGGCGTCCTCCAGCCAGGTCAGGGTCGGGAGGTCTTCTTCCAGCGCGGGCTCGCGGGGGATAAGCTTCATGTCCGGCGCCCCATCGGGCATCAGGGCGCCAGCGATGGCGGTGGAAAGGAGATCCTGGGCGTAGCAGGCGGTGGAGTCCCGCCGATGAGTGGAGACGGCCGCACCCATTGGTCGTTGCCCCGCCGTGACGGAATCCCGCAGCGGCATGATGAAGTTCCGTATCTCCTCGAGTATCGGCGCGATGGTCTGGCGGTCCGTTGCCAGATTTTCGTACAGATCGAGGATCTTGGCGGCCCGCTTGTCCATCATTCGCTTAGCCCTCGCCCATCAGCTGCTTGGTTTTCTTGTTGGGCGCGCCGGTAAGCCCCGCGCCGTAGGTGAGCAGGGTCCCGCCAATCCCGGCGCCCCGTCGCCTGGCGAGCCTTTCCTTTTTCTCCTTGGCCCTTTTTTCGGCCTCGTCGTTGATCTCGTCGGCGGTCGGCGCGGTCGAGGGTTTGGGCGTTTTCGGTCCGCCGAAGATTGATCTGATGAGTCCACTCATGAGGTGCTCCTTTCGTCGTTTTCGTCAAATCCGCACGGTGTAGGGGTCGAACCCCCCCTCCAGCGGCGCCATGGGGTCGAAATCCGCGCCCGCTTGCGCGGGGGCGCTGTTGGCGTGGGTCTGCACCGGCGCGTGGGCGGCGTCCCCCAGCAGGACGGTATCGCCATGGATCATGGTGGCCACGTATTGCATGGCGTCATGGGGATGGGAAAAGGCATTCTTGTCCGGCTCTTTCTTGTATTGGTCGCCGCTATCGGCCTTCTTGTAGCGGTAGGCGCCCTGCAAGCCCTCCCGGATCAATTCCGCGCGCGGCGAGACCAGAAAGCCCGGCTCCCCGTCGATAAGGCGCGTCAAGGGTGCTCGAACGCTCGCGAGGCGCAAGGCGAGGGTCTGTCTGCCGGGTTGCACCTCGACCCCTTTGGCATGCTGGATCTGGTAACAGGTCCGCATATCGGTCTGGGACGGGGTGGCGCCTGCCGGGTCGCCGATATCCTCGTATCGGAAACCGGGGTATCGCTGGGCGCAGTATTCGAGTACGCGGTCGGTGAAGGTTTCGATGCCCGCCCGCGTCGCCACCATCTCATCGATCACGCGAAACTGCCCATCGGCGGCGGTCTGGATGAAGACGCAGGCGGGGGTGAGTCCGTAGTCCCATCCGCGCCAGATCTTCCGTCCCGGTATCGGCGCGATCTCCCGGCAATGCAGGCTATCCTTGTATTCCGGGAAGATGGGCAGCCCATCCTGGACGAAGCCGTATTCCGCCTCCACATTGACCTTGATCCAGTCCCGGCTCTTGCCGATGCAGATACGGGGGTAGTAGTTATCCGCCAGGTTATGGCGGTTTTCCGCCGCCGCCGAAAGTCCGGAGGGCTGCCGGAAGAGTTGGGGGCGGGCGTTCGGGTCGCCCGCCAGTCTCTCCTCCAGCAGCGCATCCAGTTCCGCGTCCCCCGTATCCACCAGCTTTCCGCCCTCGGCGCCTTTCTCGAAGACATCCACGATCCAGTGTCGCCAGGGGGGAGGGTTGGTGTCCATGAACACCCCGGCCCAGGTCGCGCCGACGCCATCCTCGCGTCGGGAAGGGTAGCGGTCCACGCGCCCCGTCAGGGTATTCACGATGGGGCGCTGGATCTCGCGGGATTCGTTGACCCACGCGAAGGTGAATTCCGCCGACAGCAGGTCGCGCACCTGATCGGGCCTATCCAGGGCCAGGAAGTGTATTTCGAGATTAACGCCCTGGAACCCGGTCACGTAATAGACGAGTTCGCTCTTGTTGAAGCGCCCGAAGGCGCTTTCCGGCAACCATTCGAGCACGGTCTTGACGGTGGTCTTGTGTAGCTCCTTTTCCGTGTTGCGGATAACGGCGCACCGCGTCTTGCGCAGCCCGTCCGTGCCGGGCCGTTGCTGATGGGCGCGGCGCACGATCTCCGCGACGCAGGCGGAACTCTTGCCGGAACCGAAGGGGCCGATGATCTGGCGCAAGAAGGCGTCCGAGCGCGCGAATGCCAGGAGGGTGGGAGAACCCGCGTAGCTGAACCGGATGGCTTGCGCCATGTTATCCTCCCATTCCTTCCAGGACGAAGGTGGCCCCGCCCTGGTCATCTTCATTGGCGCGCTTTTTCTTCAGCGCCAGGCGTTGCTCCTCGGCCAGTTGCGTGCGCGTGATCTTGTGCATGGTGTTGGCAAGTTCCTTGATGCGCGCCATGGCCGCGTCCACATCGTCCTCCTCTTCCTGGATGATGGACGTGAACTCCATCACGGCATCCCGCAGCGCGGTGCTGGTGACGTTGAGCACGGCCCCGTCATCCTCCTGGGCGAACGCGCGGGCCATGGCCTGATTTTCCCGCGCCCGCGCCATGCTCCTTTGGTAGTTATCCTTTAGCTTTTTCCCGTGACGGTGCAGCCCGGAACGGCTGATCCGGTAGCCGCATTCCGCCAGCCAGTCGGAGAGCCCGGTGTAATCGCCGAAGCCGCTCTCGACCAACCGCTCGTCCAATTCGTCTTGCAGCGCCTGGGGGAGCCCGAAAACCTTGCTGACGCGGGGCATGGGACTACTCCGACAGGAGCGCGGGGTGGGTGGCGTCGCCGCTGGCGACATCCCGCCCCCGTTCACTCAGGAGGTTGACATGAAGATTCGTGCCGGGAACCTTGATGCGGTTGATGAGGAGGCGATGATGGTGCAGATCAATCAATTCCGCCTGCAATTGCGCGCGATTGATGGGGTCTCCTCCTTCGTTCAGCATCTTTCGGATGCCGCCGTCGTTATCCATTTCCTCCGGGCTGTTCAGCAGGTGCCGCAGGATGGCGAGGCGGCGATTGGCTTTGAGCATATTGTTATAGTCGGTGGCTATTTCTTGCATGGCATCTTCCTTCTATGGAACGGTTCGAATATTCAGGTCCGTAGGGCGGATCGCTACGCGCATCCACTGGGGTGATGAAACCCTCGGCATGATCGTCAGCTATTCAGGGCCTTGCTGCGCAGGGTGTGATCCAGGGCCTCGAATCGTCCCTTTACCCCGTTGATCTCCCCGCGAAAACCCGCGAATTCCGCGTTGCCCTGGCTGATTTCCCGCCTGATTTCCTTGAGTTCACTATTCAGAACCGACATACCTTCGAGTATGGCCGATATCTTGGCGATGGTGGCCTGCATCGCGTCCATGCGGGCGTCGAGTTCCTTGATCTCCCCTTTGTGGGTCCGGGCCTCCTCGTCCAGGCGATTCATGATGCGCGCCTCCATCTCCTGGGCCCTGTGTACGCGCACATATTCGTTTTTCATCCACCAGTTGAAGATCGCGAACAACCCGAGGATCAGGAAGGCGCACACGCTACCGAACGCGACCAGCAGAAAGGGGATATCGATCTTGTCCATGGCTTCGGTCTCCTATAGGTAGGCGGCGCGTTGGCGGCCCGTTGCTACGCCACGGGCCATGTATGAACGTCCGGGTCGAATTGCACGATCTTGAGCATGAAGTGGTCTTTCTTTCCTACCACTTCGGCCATCACCGCCAGGGCGCGGCGGCTCTCGAAGACGGAAGCGGGGTGTTCCGGGTTGATCCGCATCCCCGGCGCGATGCAGCCGTGCAATTCCTGGCGCTCGGTGAAGGGATTGATGAAGTAATTGGCGGCATGGATCTCGATGCCGGACCGCTCCGGTACGTCCAGCAGCCTCCAGTACTGGTGGTTTCCGTCCGTATCCGGCGCGACCTCGTATTCCCCGCACGGAATGCAACTGACATTCGGGGCGTTCCCGCGCCAGGGGGCCTCCACGGTATAGAGACGCTCCCCATTCGGGAGCAATAGCTCGCCAACGGTGCCGAAAGGATGGTTGGCAAAGCGCATGAGGGTGATCTTATGCATGGAATTTCTCTCCAGGTACAATGGGTTGGAGAGAGCATGATACCGGGATTTTCCGGGATGGGGGTAGGCATCTGTGTCCGGTCGAAACGGGGGTAGGGTCCTTTTCGGGGCGGCTAGGCGTCCTCGACGCCGAGGGAGAGCCCCATCCTTTCCAGGATGCCCGCGACCTGATCGATCCGGGGCATCAATCCCTCGCCGCGCTCCCAGCGGCGGATGGTGCGGGTGTCCACATTCATCTCGTAGGCCAGGCGCCTGCGCGTCCAGCCCATCTCATTGGCCTCCAGGAAGATCCGCCGCACGATGGGATGGGTGTTCCGCGCCGGTTGCAGGGGTTTCTTTGGCGGCGGGCATCCGGTGAGGCGAAGAACATGCGGGATCATTTTCTTGTGAGGCCGTACGCGTCGAACAATACTTTCCGCGCCGCCGCCGCGTCCGCCGATTCCCTGGCGTCCGGCGTGGATGCCTGGGGGGTCGTGTCCCGGCGACCGATCCCTCGTTCTTCCGCCTGGCGTCTTTCGAGGGCGGCGGCTTCTTCTTCGGATTTAGCGGCCAGGATGGGAAAGAGGTATCCGTTATCCTTGAGGGGCGGCCTGAGGGCGCCGCTCGCGAGGTTTTGGAATACGGCTTCCAGCGCCGCCCGCAACACCGCCTCGCTGATGCGAAAGAGGCCCCTTTTGTATTGCAGTCGGCCCGCTTCCAGGATTGCCAGGAGTTCCCCGATGATCTCCAGCGCCTTTCCCGTTTGAATGGCGTTCTTGCCGTTACGGAACAGATCCAGGTAGCGATATACCTGCTGACCGATATCGTTGGGGAATCGTAGAATCTCCTGGGTCACCGCCTCCTTTTCCGGCCCGATCAGAAAATCCACGATATCACCCGTAAGGTGGCATCCGGGGCATTCGGCCTTGTATTGCACGCCTGTCATGTTCGTTTCGCACCTCTTTCATTCTTGGTGGATGCGCGGAGCGATCCACCCTACGGTTACTTCCGATTCGTGATTCGTAATTCGTAATTCGTAATTACCCCATGGATGCGCGGAGCTTATCCACCCTACGGTTTTACTTACGTTTCCGGCATATATTCGAATTCGATCCTGGTTACCTCCTGATCGACCGGGCATTTGAAGGTGTCCATGAAATACCGGATGAATTGCGCGCCGCTCCATCCGGGGAATCCTTCACATCGCGCTTCCCAGTGGCTTGCGCACTCGTAAAGCCTTTCTCTTGTTACGCGAATGACACGGATTCTGTGAATAACCCTTACCTTTTCGCCTTTTTTCAGTCCCTGCGATTTTTCGACTGCGTTCAATTCATCGCCTGCTTTCAGGAATTGCCAACCAATACGGCGCGTGACGGTTTTCGATTTGTCCCGCACTTGATCGGCTGTATGGAAAAAGCTCATATTCCTCGGCATGTTTTTTTCCCTCCGTTATCGACTTGACCGCCATGATGCCCGAGCCGCCTCGCGTCAGGCTGCGCGCCCTCTTCCCGGATAAAACCCGTGCCCTGGAGGTCGCCGGGAAGGTCCGCGATTACCCGCAAGTAGTCGCTCTCCGCCTTGGCGCTATCGATCAGCACTGCCCCAAGCCCGGCTATGGCGCGGGCCTTATCGAGTTCCATCTCGCCATCCTTTACCCGCTCCATGGTCTCGATCAGGAGGTTCCTGACGTCCGTCATGCTGTTTTTCATCTCGTTGCTCCCGTTTTCGAATGGCCCTTTTCAGCCGATGCCGGGCCCATATGAGTTCTTTCACCGCTTCCGGATAGCGGTGGATGCTGTTTCTCCGCAACCGTTCGGCGCGGTCGATCAACTCCAGGTTCTCGATGCGGATATCCGCCCTGTCGCCGTTTCGAAACACCACGCAATGGCCGGGAGGGGCGGGGCCGTTTTCCGCCTCCCAGGCGAGCACATGACAAAACATCCAATTCCGCCTGGATTCGCCGGGCGGGGTATCGTCCCGCACCTTGCGCTTGCGGTAACCATCCTTATCGATGACCTCCGTGCCGACCGGGACCCATTGCGCGGGTCGGTGTCCCGGCGCGAATCGCGTCTCCTTGCCACCAAGATGCAGCCCGCGCAGCCCTCGGTTCCAGGACGCATGGCCGGAGGAGAATCGCGTTTTCTCCCCGGCGACGCGCACGCGCTCCGCCGCTTCCGCCCGCATCCGCGCAAGGTGCGTCGGGGATTTTCCGAGCCCCATATCATTCGCCTGGCTGTAGACGGCGCGCTCCGTGCGCCCCAGGCGCCGGGCGATAGCCCCGGTGGGCGCGTCGGCGTACTCGGCCCGCAGCAGCGAAATCTCCTCCTGCGTCCAGTGGCGTCTTTTGTTCTTTGGCATCACATCCTCCACTATCCGTTATCCACTACCTTCCCGCGCTTCCTGCGCGCGCAGCGCCCCGAGAACGCGGCCAAGCTGAGCGTCGCTCGCGTCTTCCAGTCGCGCCGGGGGCGCCGGGGGCGCCGTCTCCATGCGTCGCAGGATTTCCAGCGCGTAGGCATTCCCTACCCCCAGGGCGAAGCATTTGGCGCGGATGGCCCGGTAGCGCGGGGGCGCGTCTTTTGGCAGCGGCCAGTGGGGTGTCCGAGCCTCGTTCTGCCTGGCGAGATCTTCCAGGCGCGAAAGGACGATATTTCGCTCTCGCGGGGAAAGGTCGCGGGCGGAATCCTTCCCGGTCGCGTCCCGCAGCAGCGCCCGGTAGGTATCCTCTTCCATGCCGAGCGCCTTGATGATCATATGGATGCGGGCGAGCGCGTTGTTCCTGTCGTTTCCCGAATCGCCGTCGATGCGTTGGTGTGTTTTCATGTTGTTGCTCCCTGGTGGATGCGCGGGGCGCTCCACCCTACGGTTACTACTCTCCCGTCATTCCCGCGAAAGCGGGAATCCAGTAACTAATATTTCCTTGATATTTCTTGATCGTTTTGTCGAAAATTTTCCAGATAACGGAGTAACTCGTAATTCGTAATTACCTCGTAATTCGTAGTCACGCGTCGCTCACATTGAGGGGAATCATGCGAAAGGACTCCTCGTTGGTGTCGCGTTCGTAGACCCGTAGATATTCCTTGCTGGATACCACCTGGATACTGTCGCGCAGGGCATCCATGGCCGCCTTCCAGGTCGGGTGGTCGATATCGAGCCGCAGCAGTCTCAGTACGCGCGTGGAGCTGATGATCCCGTCCTGATTGCTGCGAAACGCATCCTCGATCAGCACCTTGACCTCCTTTCGGCTGCCTTCCGTGAATTCATCCAGGCACGCGTATACCAGCGCCTGCACCGCCTGGATGCGTTCGTCGAAATCGACGCGGTTGGCGGTGGAGATCTTGATCTGGAGGGCGCCGTTGAAGCTGGTGAGGGTGAGGTTGCCCTTGGCGCCGCGCGGCTTGACGCCGTACCGCGCCAGGGAGCGTTCCAGGTACGCCTGAACATCCGCCATCACGCGCAGCTTGTACGCGCGAATGCTTCGATTCAGTCCCTTTGCCGCTTCCGTCAGTTCCCGGACGAGCTCGTCTTTTTCCCGCTCCAGCGGGGGCACCATCTCCATCGGGATCAAATGCCTCTGTGGGTTTCGCAGGTATCCTGCCGGGGTGTCATCTTCCTTTCCCCGGTTCGGCGTTCGCGGGCATCCTTCCGGGATGTCATCTTCCTTTCCGGGGTTTTGCCCTGGCGCCATCGTTATGGGCAGCAGGAAGCCGCTTTGGCTTCGTCGGTATCCTTCCGGGTTTTTGTCGCGGGTCTGGAGATTGCCTTGTGGCATGGTTCTATCCTCCTGGTTTGTGTTTCGATGTCGTTACAATTCCGCGATGATCTCGCCGGTGACCTTCTTGCCGCCGATGCGGACCGTCGCGTTCATGGCCGCCGTCATCAGGTTGTTGACGGCCAGGGGGTAGGCGATGCTGGCGGCGTCCCGTCCGTTTCGATTCCGCCCCGCAAGCGTCAGGCGCGCGCGCAGGGCATCCGGCGCGTCCTTTTCCATGATCTTGTCCGGGTCGACCTTGTGGCGCTTGAATTTATGGGTGAGATACGGCCCGATCTCATTGTCCAGCGGCCCCAGGGTGATGATGCCGATGCGCTGTGTGACCTCGCGCACGGTGGCGTCCTGGGGGGAAAGCTTGGCGCCGAGTTCCTTGGTTTGCCCCAATAGGATCACGCCGATGGTCTGGGCGTGTCCGTCGCGGGTCTCGTCGATCAGGCGCTTCAGGTGCCGCAGGGTCGGCTTCGGGATCGATTGCGCCTCGTCGATGATGAGGGCGTGGGTGGCGCCGCCCTGGTGGGAGGCGCGCAGTAGCTCGTGCACCAGGCGGTTCCGGCGCTGGGAGGATTGGGGAACCCTGGCGCCGGGCGAGAGGGTGTCGATAATGGCCTCGGCGATGTGTCGGGCGCGCAGGGGCTCGCCCCGGTCTTCGCGCTCTTCCATGCCCGTGACATAGGGCTGTATGATGATGAGGGATTTGTCCTCTTCCTGGGCGCGCTGGAAGAGATCCCGGCGCAAAATGGTCTTGCCGCAGCCGGGCTCCCCAGAATGGCCAGGAAGCTTCGGCTTTTCCCCTGCCACATGGCCTCGCGCGCGTAATGGGCGTCGCGGGTCAGGTAGACGTCCGCCCTTTCCTGCACCCCGTTCTGGAACGGGTCCTGGAACAGGCGGAAATGCTGCAAGGTCTCTTTGTCCAGGCGCTGTCTTGTCAGGTACATCTCGATATCCTTCTGTTTCGTCGTGGGTGGGGGTGTCCCCGTCGTGTCCGGGCGCCAACCCTTTCGCGTTGGCGGAATAGCGCCCTTTTCGATCAGGAATCGCGTAACCCGCGCGTCCCGGTCGGGAGCATTGCATTCCCTGTCGTTCCCGAGCCACAGGCTGATGGTGGTCTCGCTGGCGCCGAGGCAATCGGCGAGTTCGCGTTGGGGAATGTCGTTTTCGCGCAGGATCGTCTTGAGTGGATGTTCTTTCATTTCACTACCCGTAGTCGTGGCGTGGTCTCTTTCTCTTCGGTCGCCTCCATGCGGGTGAGTTCCTCCTCCGGGATGCCCTCCGGGTGCCTTTCCCGGAGATCCTTGTTCTCTTTTGGCGTCAATGGGCGCCCGAGGGCCTCGGTGAGGCGCATCAGGGCGCGGGTGAGGGGGACAGGCGGGCGGATATCCTCGGGGGCCTCGACGGAGATCCGCGCGCCGTTTCTCGGTAGTCTGGTGGGCGTTTCGATCCGGTGAAGGTGAGAAATGGCGTCCAGCGCCCCCTCGAAGGGCGTCTCCTGCCTTTGGCGCGCCGCCTTCGCGTCGCGTCCGGGGTAGGCGATCTCGTCCAGCTTATCCATATTGTGATCGGCGGGCGTCCTGGGCGGCGAGCGGTATCCCTCGCCCCAGACCGGCAGGTCGAGGGGAAAGCCGTATTCGTCGTACTCTGTTATCGGCGAGAGGCGCCAGGTCTTTTCCTCCCCCATGGGCGTCTCGAAGCGCACGCGAATATCGTTCCCGGAAAGGATCAGCGGCGATACCTGGACCTTATCCTTCGGTTGCAACCCCTCGCAGTGGCGGACATCGTACACGTAGGAACGCTCGCCCATTGGGTGTTTGTATTCGATATAGAGCTGCTCCGTGATGGTGCGGGGCTCGATCCGCCCTTCCATCAGCCGCCCCAGGATTCTCTTGTCCGGCATCTCCCGGATCTGTTCCGGGCGAATGCGCGACCACAGGTCGTAACGCACCACGGGCCGCGCGCCGGGCCTTCGCAGTCGGCTGTCGATGCGGGGCAGGGTGTTGGCGTTGTAGGCCTCGCAGAACCGGAAAACGGCGTCGTTCAATCGATCGATGAACTCGGCGGGCTCGACGCGCAGGCGGGATTCGAACTTGCACTCTATGATGTTGTTGGCGTCCTCTACCTGCCCCTTGGTGCGGGGGGCTTCCGTTTGATGGGGTTCATGCTCGATCTCGAGGGCCGTCAGCACCCGCTTGACGCCGGTGGCGGTGTTGGCGGACCCCCTATCCCAGATGAGTATCCGGGGCGCGCCATGGCTGGTCCTGCCCGGTTGCCTGCCCCAGGTGTGGCACAGGAAATCAAACAGGTTGAATTGGTTTTCCCCCGCCGCCAGGTAGTATTTGCAGTCGATGACGCCGCTGGCGTGATCCGTGCGCACGTAGCGCCAGACCTTCTCCTGTATCCTGGCGTAGTTCTCCAGCTTGTTCTTGTAGAATTCCTCTTCGCGCATGATGTATTGCCGCCCCTTCAGGTAATAGAGGACGCAAAGCGATGGGTCGATCTGATGGACGTGGTTGGGGTGCCGGGATCGCATCCGCGTCGCGGGGTCCGCGCCCGCGAGTCCCCGTTTATCCAGGCGCCGCGCCCGCAAGAGGGCGTTCACGCGGGATGTGCTCACCGTGATCTCGCGCCCGCTCTGCTCCAGTATGCTGAGGGCGTCCTCGGTGCCCAGGAGGCGTTTGCCGTTCTTTCGTGTCGCTTCCCGTTGCATGGCCGCCACCTCGTAGAGGACCGTCTCCGCTTGTTGTGTCCGCCCGGCGTCGCGCCGTTGCCGCCTGCCCGATGTGTGTCCCGCGTATTCCTTGAGGCGGCGGTAGGCGGTGTTTACGCCGCACCCCGCAGTATCCGCGGCGGCCTGGACGAGCCGCGCGCGCTCGCCGGGGGCGGCGCAAAGGAGTCGCCGCGCGGTCTGCATCCAGTATTCCACGATAGCGGATTGCGGGGGGGTGGTCGGCATGGCTCGATCAAGGCTGATGCGTCGTGTCTTTTTCCTGGCGCTCCGCGCCCCGTGTGGTGTTCTTCGTTATCTCGCGGGCGATCTTCGTGAACTCGCGCCCGTTTCGTTCCAGTATATGCAAGGCGGCCTCGGCGCTCAGGAGGTGCTTGCCGTTTTCCCGCCTCGCTGCCTGTCGTATGGCCGCTACTTCCTGTTTAGTCGTCTCCGATTGTCGCGCCAGTCTTGGTTTTTTCATGTCATTCATGCCTTTTGTCGATGGAAAGGTGTTGGTCTCGATCCGTTTATTGTTTTTCTCTTGGCGGCGAGCCCGCCAAAGATCGCCCGCATCCCTTCGATGCCCGGATAGATTCCTAACCAGACCAGGCCGGAACCAAAAATTTTCGTCCACTACTCTCCCGTCATTCCCGCGGAAGCGGGAATCCGGTAACTAATATTTCCTTGCTCTCCCGTCATTCCCGCGAAGGCGGGAATCCAGTAACTAATAGTTCCTTATTGATAAACTCACTGATTTCTTCATCGAAACAGTATCTGTCCGGCCATCCGCTACCGTACCATTCGAACCCGTCCTGGTTGAGATAGGATGTCGTGTCATGGGTACAGATAAAGAAGGCCCAGTGATCATCACCGTCCGGCATGAGGGTGCATTCCGGCCATCCGGGTTTCTCTTCATCCAGGAAGTCCATGATTTTCCGTATAGCCCTATTGAGCTTCGGTTTTCTATTCCGGCTTCGAAGTTCTTCCTCGGAAGAACAAAAGACAAATATTTTGTCGAATCGCATGGTGAGGTTTTCTTGTGTTTGGTATTGCGATTATTGATGCTGATGATTCTCGAACCGGGTGAATTGCCCCAGGAACGTCAGGAGAATGCGCCCGGTGGCGCCGTTTCTGTGCTTTACGATATCGATCTCCGCGATGCCTTTGTCGTGGCTGTCCTCGTGGTACACCTCGTCCCGATAGATCATGAGGATCAGATCGGCGTCCTGCTCGATGGCGCCGGATTCCCGCAGATCGGACATGATCGGGCGCTTGTTCGGGCGCGTTTCCAGCAGGCGGTTGAGTTGCGAGAGCGCGATGACGGGGATATCCAGTTCCCGCGCCAGGGCCTTCAGGTTTCGGGAGATCTCCGCCAGCTCCGTGGCGCGGTTCTCCTTGCCGCCCGCCTGCATCAGCTGCAGGTAATCCACGATGAGGAGCCCGAGCGCGTGTTCCCGCTTCAGCCGCCTGGCGCGGGTGCGCAGATCCATCGGCGTCATGGCGGGGGTGTCGTCGATGAAGAGCGCAGCCTCGTTCAGCCTGCTGACGGCGTGGGTCAGGCGCGGCCACTGCCTGTCCTGGAGCTTTCCCGTGCGGATGCTTTGTTGATCGATGCGCCCCAGGGAGGAAAGCAGCCGCAGGGTCAGTTGCTCGAAGGACATCTCCATGCTGAAGACCCCGACGCAGGTGTTCTCCACGGTCGCCGCGTGTTCGGCGATATTCATGGCGAGCGCCGTCTTGCCCATGGAGGGGCGCCCGGCGATGATGATGAGATCCCCCGGCTGGAGCCCGGCGGTCTTCCCGTCGAGATCCGCAAAGCCGGTGGAAACCCCCGTCACGGTCTTGTCGCTCTTGTATAGCGTATCGATCCGTTCGATCACCCCCGGCAGCGCGTCTTGCACCGGCAGAAAGCCACCCCCCGCGCGCGCGCCGCGCTCGGCGAGGGAAAACAGCATCCCTTGCGCCTCGTCCAGCAGTACAGGAACCGGCTTGCCCTCCGTATTCAGGATCATGCCGCCGATCCGTCCCCCGACCCGGCCCAGCGCGCGCAGCAGCGCGTGCTCCGAGACGATTTCCGCGTAGGCCGTGATGTTCGCCGCGCTCGGCGTGCTCTTGACGAGATTCCCCAGGTAGGCGAGGCCCCCGGCGCGCTGGGCGAGTTGGCGCTTTTCCAGGCGCTCGCTGACGGTGACGGCGTCGATGGGTTGGCCATCGGCGGCAAGCTCGCGTATCGCCGCGAAGATGAGGCCGTGTTCCTTGCGGTAGAAATCCTCCGCGTCCAGCTTGTCGGCTATCCGATCCAGGGCGTCGCCATCCATCATCAGGCCGCCGAGAACGGATTGCTCGGCCTCGTTGGAGTGTGGCGGGCGGATAAGGGGCGCTACGTTGCTCATTTGGTGTTTCGTGTAGTGCGGGCGTCTCGCCCGCCTTGTGATGGTTTGTTTTGTCTTGCGTGGCAGGGGCGGCCTGCGGGCCGCCCCTACGATTCCACCCTACGGGGCTGTTCTTTTCATGAGTGATGCGAGCTTGCCCGGACGGTCGCCTGGTCGTCGGGTTACGCGCCGCTCGAATGCCCGAGCGAAGTCTGCTTTCGCTTCGTCTGGTTCCGGTGGATTGCGTTCGCGGTCGGTGCTTCCAAAGAGAATGGTGCCCGCGCCGACACGTCCGTAAATCTGCTTATCGAAGGTGGTTATGAGGCGCACCTTTGCGCCGGGCCGGGTAAAGACGCAATTCGCGAGATACCGCCGCTTGCCCTCATAGAGGACGCAGCCATCAGCTTCCACGGTGTACTCTTTGCCGTATTGAATTTCCTGCCATTCTTTTTCCTCTGGGGTCCAGTGGCGCTGCATTTTCATTCTCCTCGTTGCTTCTGGCGTGTAATCATCGCGTGATGGTCGATGGTGGAATACGCCGCCACGCGGCGATTCCACCCCACGGGGCTATTGACGGCCTTCTTCGGCGCCTCCGGTAAACGTGATCACCGGCATCTCCACGGGCACGGCGTGTAGCGCGCCCCATTCATCCCGGATGATCTCCACGGGGCTGCCGATGACCTGGAAACCGGCGTATTCTCCTTCCGTCGCGTGATCGGGTCGCTCGGCTTTCGCGTCGCCGGGCGGTTCGGCAAAAGCCGTGGAGACGATGAGGGCCAAATGGAGGAGGCCGAGGCCGCCAAGGAGCGTTGGCGCGCGCGGGGGAGCGTAGCGTCTCGGTCGTGGTTTTTTTTGCATGGTATTTCCTCTTTTGATTTTCGTGATTTTCGTGATTGCCGCAGGTCGCGGCGTTCTTCGCGCATCGGGCCAGGGGCCCGATGCGTAAAGCCTGGTTATGCGCCCGCCTCGCCCGCTTCATTCGCCTCGCCCGGCGCGGGTTCTGCCATCTCCCCGTTCTCGTCGGGGTCGAGACTGAGGCCGCTCGTGTGTTCGTAGGAGAGGATGGCGGAATTGAGCGCCTCCTGGATATCCAGGAGGATTTGTCCGTATTCCCGGTAATAATTGGGCATAGCCCTTCGGTACTCCTCCTCTTGGGCGGGGGCCATGGGCTCTTTCCCCCTGTCGTCCATGGCCTGCAGCAGTTCCTCCAGGCGCATCAGGCGGGCGATGGCCTGTATCGCGGCCTTGGAGACCTCGCTCACATTGTCGGAGACGCGGCTCTCCCAGTTCGGGGGCGGCGCGTTGCCGGATTCGAACAGGGCGATCCGTTCATCCCGGTCCTGGAGCACCGCCTGCAGGCCCTGGTACTGCCTGTCCTTGTCTTGCAGCCGATCCAGGGCGGATTCCTTTTCTTCGTGGTTGCGCGTCACCAGCTGCGAGAGGGTGGTGATGGCCGCGTCCTTGTCCCCGGATTCGATGGCCTCCTTGACCACGCTTTGCTCGTCGGCGGGGAGGGCCTTCAGGGCGCGGTAGTCGCGGGCCTGGAAGCCGATCTGTTCGGCGGCCTCGTAGAGTTCCGACCCCAACATGCTCAGGTTGCTGTGTAGCTCCTGGCATCTGCGGTAGGATTTGCCGAGGAATACGGGGCAAAACTCCTCCAGGGTTGCGACGGTCGC